ATCAGCTTGCGTATGGTTTTGCCCAAGTTTGGAAAGGCGGGAGACGTTGGCTCGTCTCTCCCGTCCACTCTTGGGCGGCTCCGGCAGTTCGTTGCGGGGCTCGGCGTCTCTTTTGACGTCGAGCTGCCGCCTCTGCCTGAGTTGCCCTCGATGGGCGCAGTCAAGGAGTTCTGTTCGGGACTCCAGGAAAACCCGAACCGCCACCCGTGGGGTGGATACTTTTCGTCATTGCCGGAGGGCAAGGCGTTCAGTATCGCACACTCACTCTTCCTCTTTCGGAAGGTGATTCCCGCGTTAGGCGATCCCGACTCGTTGTCGGACGCGTATGTTCGTCGTATGTGTTCGACCGGAGTCCCTGCGGACCCCTGTTACTTGGAGTTCGTGAGAAAGGAAATCCCCCGCTTGTTCCCCCGGGGGTGGGATCGTGCTTATCGCCGCAAAGCGAGTCGCCTTCTGTTGCCTGTCAAGGCGGTGATCGAGGCTGGCCGAAGGAGGGGAGGAGGGCGTTCTTTGAACGCCTTCCTGCCCCACCTCCGCCGAGTTGCTCTGGGGTGGGAGGTGCCTGAGTCGGTGGACACGCGCGCGCGTGTGTCCACCGTCCGTGACGGGTGTAAGTTGCGGGTTGTTACCGCTTCTTCCGTCGACCAGCATGCACTGTCCCCACTCCATGACGTCATGTACGATCACCTCTCGACACATCGGTGGCTCCAGCGTGGTGACGCGACACCAAAGTCTTTCCCCGATTTCACTCGTGTGAAAGGGGAGGTCTTTGTGTCGGGCGACTATGAGGCTGCGACTGATAACCTCTCGATTGAGGTGTATCAGCAGATCCTCACGTCCCTCGCGAAGACCTCGAGTATCCCGAGGACCGTTTTTGAGCTTGCGATAAAGCGGTCTGTCAATTTTATTTACTCAAAGAAATACTGCGGTGTGCAGCGTCGTGGTCAGTTGATGGGTACCTTCATCAGCTTCCCGGTTCTCTGTCTCGCCAATTATTTGGCCTTCCGTTACCTCGTCCCTCGGGACGGGGTTCCGGTTAAGGTCAATGGGGACGATATCGTCTTTAGGGCGAGCCCCAAGGAGACAGAGGATTGGGTTGCTGGTGTCGGCGGGGCCGGGTTGGTCTTGTCGAAAGGCAAGACACTCATTCGTGAGGAGTTCTTTACCTTGAACTCGACCCCATTTCGGGCTTCGTGGAGGAGAGTCCGAGCAGTACCTTTTGTACGTGCTCGGGCGCTTTATGCCACCCCGGAATCCCCCGCAGCCATGGCTGGCCAGTACGCCTCGTTGGCGCC